TTTGCGGGAGAATCCGGCGCTGGCAAATCGTATTTTGCATCGGGTAATATTGTAAAAAACGCACAAGATCAAGGCATTTTTGTTGTTCTTATTGATAGCGAAAATGCATTAGATGAATCGTGGCTTAAAGCACTGGGAGTAGACACTGCCGACGATAAATTACTAAAACTTAGCATGTGCATGATTGATGATGTTGCTAAAACTATTAGTGAGTTTATGGATGGTTATAAGGCAATGGACGAAGAAGATAGACCAAAGGTATTGTTTGTGATTGATAGCCTAGGCATGCTTCTTACACCAACCGATGTTAAACAATTTGAAGCTGGTGATCTTAAAGGTGATCTAGGGCGCAAGCCAAAGGCACTAACCGCATTGGTAAGGAACACGGTTAATATGATCGGTGCATATAATGTAGGTATTGTAGCAACCAACCACACCTATGCTAGCCAAGATATGTTTGACCCTGATGATAAAATATCTGGTGGATGTTTAACAGCCGGACATAAAATATCAATGTCTGATAATACATTTAAAAATATTGAGGAAATTGTAAAGGAAGATAGTGTTATCACGCTTAATGGTAATGTTGCAGTTGCCGAAACATTTAAGTTTGATAATAAGGAAGTATTTGAAATAGAATTGGAAACAGGAGAGGTTATACAAGCTACCGCAGAACATAAATTTTTAGTTTCAGTGATAGATAATACATTTATATGGAAAACAGTAGGTGATTTAAAAAAGGATGATTTTATTTTATATGAAATGAACCTTAAAAAAATTAAAATTAAAAATATAAAACCGATAGGATTGCATACCGTGTATGATATTAATGTTCCTGGTGAACATCATTATTTGCTTGAAAATGGTATTATTAGTCATAATTCTGGTTTTATATATGCTAGTTCTATCGTCGTTGCGATGAAGAAGTTAAAGTTAAAGGAAGATTTAGATGGTAATAAAACCACAACAGTACAAGGTATTCGTGCAGCATGCAAGGTGATGAAAACTAGATATGCTAAACCATTCGAGTCAGTCCACGTTAAAATCCCATATGAAACAGGTATGAACCCATATAGTGGGTTAGTTGATTTGGCAGAAAAGCAAGAATTACTTACCAAACGAGGTAATCGTTTAGTCTATATTAATAAAGAAACTGGCGAAGAGCTGTTGCAATTTAGAAAAGCGTGGGAAAAAAACACCGATGGGTGCTTGGATATGATAATGGCGGAGATTAGTATTGGAGTGCTAGATACTGAAATAAATAACCCTAAAGAAATTACAACAGAGGAATAGAATATGAGTTTAGATTTATCATTGGAAATATGGGAAGCATTAAGACCGCATATTGCAGGTGGGTTTCAAGAAGCAGCAGATGATTTCGTGGTGGTATTAACTGAAAATATGCTTGATCCTGTGGATATAAATGAATATAATACTGATCCTCACATAAAAAAATCATTACTAGATTATATTGATGTTGAAGATTATGAAGAGGAAGAGGATGCATTCGGTGGAATAGAAGATGAATCCTAATGGGATATTCCCTATACAAACTGCTAGTGCATGTAAATTAAAATGGACATGGAGTACGATTCGATTATACGATGGCACAACATGCTCGTGCCATCGTTGTAACCATCATACTTTTAATATAGATACTTTTGACTTTCACAATACAGCAGCAAAGCTAGACCAACGCGCAACAATGCTTGATGGTGACTGGCCTAACGGGATAGGTTGTGAATTCTGCCATGATGTTGAGCTAGTGGGTGGCACCAGTGATAGAATGTTCCAAAAAGGTATCACAGGATACCCATCAGAACTAGATTTAGATAAAAAATGCACCGAAGTAACACCAACAACTGTTGAGGTTTATTTTGATAATAAATGTAACTTGGCATGTGTGTATTGTGTGCCAAAACTCAGTTCTAGAATTCAACAGGAAATTAGTAAATTTGGTGGTTTCAGGCATGGTTTTAACCGATCAGAATACTCTGGTTATGAAGAAATATTCCCAGTATACAATAAACACGAGGAATACGATTATATTAAGCGTAAATTTTGGGAATGGATGAAAGAACATTCATCCAATTTATTAAGATTTCATATATTAGGTGGCGAACCATTCTACCAGCAGGACATGGATAAATGTATTGACTTTTTCAATGAAAATCCGAACGAATTATTAGAAATGAATATAGTGAGTAATTTATCAATCCCACACTCAAAATTTTGTTCTTATATTGATAAATTGAAAATTCTGGTGCATAATAAGAAAGTAAAAAGAGTAGATATAACCGCTAGCATTGATTCGTGGGGGAATGGACAAGAATATGCGAGGTATGGAATTGATCTAAGTTTATTTGAAAGAAATATGTATTATATGTTAGGTCAAGAAGATTGGTTAAGGATTAACGTTAATCAGACTATCAGCAACCTGTCTATAAAACATATGAAGTATCTTCAGCACAAACTCATTGAGTGGCGTAAATTAAAAAAAGTATCGCAATATTTTGGCTTAGTTGTGCATTGGGATTTCTTGCATCCTCGTATAATGCCATGGCAAATGTGGGAGGAAGATTTTGGTGAAGTATTGGATTTAATGGGTCAGGATTTGGTAAATGCGGATAATAAAGAGGCATATAAAATGATGAAAGGCATAACGATGCAATTGCGACAATATTCAGAATATGAAATGGGTAAAATTGAACAAATGAAGTTATATTTGGATGAAATAGATCATAGACGTAGCACTAATTGGAGAGAAGTATTCCCGTACTTAGATATATAATATGTGGTATTCAAAGATAACAAATGATTTATCCAATATACCTAAATTTATTGAATACTTCAATAATGAATTAACCAATGCGAAAAAAGAAGTTAAGATAAATGGCAATGTTGAGGTGAATATTAAGGAGTTGCCAGGTATTACAGAACACCGCTTTTATCAATTGCAAGAGATAGAAGCGGTGTTAGCATACTTGGATATTCAATTACGGCAGATTAGACGTAAATACTTTAAGAATTATCTTGAAAGTTATAATCGTGCATTAAGTAGTAGAGATGCAGAAAAGTACGTCGATGGTGAAGATGAGGTCGTGACTTTTGAAATCCTAATGAATGATGTTGCATTATTGCGTAATCGTTGGTTAGCTATTCTAAAAGGATTAGACCAGAAGAGTTTTATGCTTGGTCATATTACCAAACTTAGAACAGCAGGAATGGAGGATGTTACCGTATAATGTTTACATCAGAAGAAGAAAGCCATAACCATAGTCTAGAAGTATTGAACTTGTTATACCAATACAATGATTTCATGGATAGTGTTAGTTCATTGTGCGATATGGGATGTGGCACTGGTGCTGACCTAGAGTGGTGGGCAACTAGAATGGCAGAAGATGATAATGAAAATTATATCCCATTGGAAATAAATTGCACCGGCATTGATACATTAGATCATATTAATATATCTGAAAAATATGATAACATTGAATATATTTCTAGTGATTTTGAAAAATACACAACTGATAAAAAGTATGATATTATTTGGAGTCATGATAGTTTCCAATATGCATTAAACCCAATTCAGACATTAAAGAATTGGAATAGTATGTTGGATGAGAGTGGTATGCTAGTGTTAATATTGCCACAGACTGTTAATATTGAATATAATAGACAGCAAATCTCATTGCAAAATAACCAATTCTATCATCATTCATTGGTAAGTCTTATTCATATGTTAGTTATTAATGGGTTTGATTGTAAAACTGGGTTCTTTAATAAACAGATCGATGATCATTGGATTAGTATCGTGGTTTATAAGAGTGATATTGCACCGTTATATCCTGGATTGCCGAATTGGTATGAATTAGCCGAAACTGGTTTATTGCCTGTGTCTGCTGTAAATGGAATCAATGAACGAGGATATCTACACCAGGATGATTTAATATTGCCTTGGTTAGATAAAAGTACAATGGGATTTGGGAATATATGATTGTTGTCCTAGTGACTGGTGGATTTGATCCTCTGCACAGTGGTCATATAGCATATTTAGAACATGCGAGAAAGTTAGGTGATAAGCTACTTGTCGGGGTGAACAGTGATGAATGGCTTATTCGTAAGAAGGGTCGGGGATTTATGCCATACACAGAGCGTGAAACAATTGTCCAAAGTATTGGTGTAGTAGATGCTACCATACCATTCAATGATGTTGATGACACCGCAAATGATGCGATCAACGAAGTTAAAAACCATTATAAAGGTTGTGAAATCATTTTTGCCAATGGAGGTGATCGGAAATCAACGAACATTCCTGAAGTAGATGCGTTTAGGGATGATGCAACAGTGACATTCGCATATGGGATTGGTGGTGAATATAAGAAGAATTCATCAAGGTGGATATTAGATGAATGGAAAGCACCAACGACAGCTAGAGATTGGGGATATTATCGTGTGCTGTATGAATGTACTGGGTATAAAGTAAAATTGTTATCTGTTGATCCTGGTAAAGCATTAAGTTGCCAAAAGCATAATCACCGAAGTGAACATTGGTTTGTATCGGGGGGATCTGGAACGGTGATGATTGGGAATGTTAAATATGATAATTTAAAAAAGTTTGACCAAATTAAAATCCCACGGGAACATTGGCATAAACTAGAGAACAATACTGATGAAAGGCTTGATATCATCGAAATTCAGTATGGTGAGAAATGCATAGAAGAAGATATTGATAGAAAAAGCATAAATATGTGTGATAACAATTACAACGGAGATTAATTATGGCAAATAGA